ATCACCATTAGCGGATGGGTTTAACCAACCTTCTAATACAGATTTCAATTCCGAATAAGTCAACTCCTGATAAAGGTCTGTGATTTCGGTTTGCCCGTTGATACACTTATCAGTTTCTTCTTTAGTTGCTGCTAAAGGAGTTTCTTTTGGTTTAACACGGATTGTTGTTACAGGGTAAGAAGTACCACTGTCTTCAGCCGATACTACTTCAACAGTAATATCTCTACCTTCATTTGGGTCAGTAATATCACCATAATCAGGATCTGCCATATAACCAAGAATCTCTTGATATACAGTTTTACCAAAGCCCCAAAATTTTACACCTTCACCTTCTTCACCTCTTACCAATACTGGTACAAAAGTTCTAAGTTTCGGCTCCATTTTTTTAGCAGCTTTCCAATCTTCCTTATCGCCCATTCTTTTAAGTTTGTCAGCAAACTCAACAATTGGGTCAGGTCTACCGAATGACATCGGAGATAGATAAGTTTTGTTGTTTACGTTGTAGTGAAAGTACAATTCAATGAAAGGATTTTCTTTGTTGAATTTGTAAGGGACCAAACGAATAGTGTGTTTGCCCGGTGCTGGTTTCCAAAGTTCTACAGTTGTTCTTTGGGTGTTTTGCAGTTTGTTAAGTCTGCTCTTAATTGCGTCTAAGTTAATAGCCATGTCTTTTAAGTTTTAAGAGTTTAAGTTTTAAAACATACGTTTTAAGGTTGGATTATAGTGTCTTTCCTACACTTCCGTTACACATATAAATATAATGGAAACACAAATATACGAAGAATACCTGATATTTCCAAATCTTTTTTTTGATATATTTTTATGGTAAGTGATGTAACAAATATACGATAAATTTGTGACAATACCAAATAAAAAATACTTTATCGTAAACCGATGTATATTTTTTTGTAATCTATACAACATAGGGAGAGTATCCCTATCGTCCAACTAAGTGTGGGGGTTAATAAGTTAGAACCATCCGCACTCAAATAAAAAATCACGCCACATATTGTAGAAGTGAGTATTAATTGCCAGTTTTTCATCTTAGTTTATAGCTATATAGAGTACCACAATCATCATCGTCAAGATCATCCTCCACAACTTCAATGCCACCACCTATAAGGTCTTGTAGCTTTTGTAGATTTACTCGCCTCCAATATCCAAACCGAAGGTACACATCGTTTGAGCCTCCACACACTTGTGAGAGGTCAAACTCACCAATTTCAGACCTGATTAGAACTAAAGTATCTGCATCTATTCTCATATTAAAGGGGTTTTATTTTTTTAAGTAGGTATTCACATATTCGGTCTGAGTCATCGTTTTCTCAGTACCATTGGGGAATAGTACCCGTACCATCATTTCTCCATTTGATAGGTAACGGGCAGTAATTTGGGGAGTCATCATATTATTATAGTCTAATGTATAATTCAGTAAATTCAATTCGGTCAGTAATATGAGTAGGTAATCCCATCTGCTTCGCCATCTCTAACATTTCGCTATAAAAGTATCCATCCCATATACCACACAACATATTGTATAGAGGGGTGTGCCAACTTTCATTTCTAGCGATGTGGTAATCTTCCACTATTCGGATGGTAGTAGAGTGGAACTCCATCATTTTTTCGGAGAACAATTCGTGGCGGTTAAATCTTACAGTATTCATATCTTTATCGTTTTATTACATAGTAAACATACGAAGAAAGCCTGATATAAACAAGCGTTTATTAAAATAATTTATGACAACTTGTGTCAAAATAAAAAAGGGAGAATTTTTAGTTTCTCCCTTTTGGTTATTTTTTAATTTTAAGTAATTCTGCGAATGTTTGTTCAATGGTATCCATCATACCAAACTCATTTAATTCATCCCAATCATATGAGGTTTTTAATTTAGTCCAATTTATTTTTTCGTTTTTAGGTGCACCCGATACAATTGTCCAAATCAAGTCATTACATGCTTTTATTTTAGCATCTTTATCTTGTGAATATTTAGGATTATCTAATGCTTTTATAGTAGTATCATATACTGCTTTAACATTGTTGTATGCTAACTCTTTTCTAGTATAGTGTATATCAGCTTGTTTTTTAGCCGCTGCTTCTCTTTTTTTCTTAAAGTATGGAATTATATCTAATAGGTCTTCATTCATCATTTTTGATAAAGAAAGTCTACCTTCATTTTTCATATATGGTTTATCATCAAATACGGATTGAATCATATCTGCTTCCTTATGGAAACCATTCATTCTTAAAGTGAATGCGATACCATCAGCAGCTTCAACTCCATCCCATCCTGAAGATGCTGCTACTTTTCTAGCAAATTCATGTGTACCGTCTTCTCCACCCCAATATTCCGAACTATCTACTCCGTTAGTTCTAATATCTGCCATTTTCTCTTTATACTTAGGGTCATCCATTGAAGGATAATCAACTTTTTTAGCCCATTCAGGTTTTCCTTCAATCTTTGATATCAATTCTCTTGCTTCACTATGGAAGTTTGCATCAGTTANNGCTTCAACTGCTGCTTGATACATTGCTTTTTGATATCCATCTTTACCCAACTTTTGTGGAGTAATTCCAAATTCTTCTGCTTTTTTCTTAGCTTCTTTGTTTACAGTAGGATTACCTTTTCTAGCTTCTTTTGGTTTAGCAGTAGGTTCTTCTTTACTATCACCTTTTTCACCAAACTTATCGATTATTTTTTTCTCATATTCATTTCCAGGATTACCAACTGCGGCAGTAAAGAAATCTTTTCTATCTTCTTTTGAACCTTTCTCTACAAAATTAGCAACGGCAACTGCATCTAATTTATGTTGATTTATAAAATCAGCTAAAAACTTTTCTCTTACACCTGCGTATTTAGCAATGGTTTGTACTTCTGCAGAATCAGGTCCAACTTTAGTGTGTTTTATTGCCGGTGCTTTTGAGGTATCTACTTTTGGTTCACCACCTCTATCTTTTGAATAATCTCCACCAAACATATCATTTGGTTTTGCAGCTCCTTTAGATGCACCACCTTTTTGGGCTTTAGGGTCTTCGTGAGTACCAGCCTTTAATGCGGCTTGATATGAATCCTTTGATTTAAAGTGTACTAATTTTCCAGTCTCTTTACTTTTAGCTTGAAAATCTTCAGCTTCAAATAGTCTTTTTAAACTTATATTTGCCATTATGTGTTATTATATTCTATAAATATACGAATTTTTATTTACATCACCAAATCCTATACCAATAAAGAATAGTATTCTTTGAAATGTTTTATTCTATCTGGTAATCCAATAGTTCCACCATTTACTCTTTTTGTGATTGATGTTACTACTGCATCAGTTGCTCCACCATCAGCCATCTTATGTAATCCGTTTTTAGAGAAAAACCAAGCCGCTGATAATAATGCGTACTTAGATGCTACTACATCAGGATTTGATAAAATATCTTCACCAATTGCTTTACCAAATGCGGTATAGTTTTCCTTACCTGTCAATTGGATATATCCTCTACCTCTAAATTTGTAACCTTCACCACTTGATTCAGGTCCGTTACCCATTCTACCACCATACACTTTAGATGCAATCTTCTCCGGCTTTCTTTCGTAAGGTAGAGCTGATTCTAAAGTTGGGAAATATTTCTTAAAGATGCCATTCAAACCTTTAGCTGAATAGTTTAGATTTTCTTGTGTTGCTTTGAATCCACCACTTTCGTGTCCACATTGTGCTAAGAAGTGTGCTAATCTCAATGGAGTATTAATTTGGAACTTAGCTGCCGTATCAGGAATCATTTGAATTACTGCATCAGGAATATGTCCCTTTAATTTATCCAATTTCAATCCACCTACCGGTGCTATTGTTTGTACAGATGGTGCAGGAACAGGTTTACTCTCTCCCACAATCATCGCCCAAGTAGTATCACCTACAATGCCATCCGGAGTTAGTCCGTTTTTTGTTTGAAATGCTTTTACAGCTTCTTCAGTTTTTGGTCCAAAATTTGTTACTGCTGGTGAAATTCCTAATTTCTCCTGCATTAATTTCACATTTTCGTTGTTATCGCCTTTTTTTAATAACATTGTAATATTATTTATGTTCTTCAGTTATAACTTCTTTTCCTTCACCAAAATCAATTACTTCAAAAACTCTTGTCTGAATTTTCTTAGTTCCTTCGGCGTTTGTTAATATGATTGAATTTTTAAACTTCTGCCAATTGATGACAAATGAATTATCTAATACCCCACCATTCTCCTCTTTAACCAATTCGTTAAGAGCATTAATAGTGTATAATGAATTAGATTCTTTTTTTCTATGTATTAGGATTGTATTTTCCAATGGAGTATCCGGTTGGAAAGCAGTATCTATATTGTACGTGATAAATAATTCATCCAAATTCCCCTTATTTTGGAGAATATAAATGTAATTATAAACTATGTGATAAGTTTCACGAATTAATTGTAATGTATTCTGTAACTCACCTTTCGTTGTAAACGTACATAATAACTGTGTTTTCATCCTCTTTTTCTTTTTCTTTTATTATCTATAAATATGAAAAATTGGATGAAAGGGTATTTTTAACCTTTTCGTTTTATAGGTTCTATG